TGATCGCGCTCGTGCCAGCGTCTCGGCCCGAGACGTGATCGCGCAACTCGCACAGCGTCGAATGGTCTTTCGCCCGCGCGATGCGCTTGATATTGAAGCTGTCCATGCTCGGCCGCACCTTGCTGCGAACGAGCGCGTGCGGCCCCGTGTACGCCTTCAGCAGCGGGAGGATCTCGCTGTCGCCGTCGCCGGTAACAAACAGTACGTCGGCGTCAGGCTTCAGAAACACGGCGTGCTTGACGGCGATGAACCGACCGCGCAACTTTTTGATCGCGCCGGCTTGCGGGCCGATGCTCTCGCCGGAACACAGCACGAAGCACCGCTCGTTGTCCCACTCGCGCGGAATCTTCCACGGCTTCGGCAGCGTCCAAGTCGCGACCGCGGTCATGCCGCCACCCGCAGAGCCTGCTGAATCAACCCGCGATACTGCGCCGCCACGGACTCGACCGTGAACGTCGACGCCCGGGCGAGGCCTTGCAGGTACGCCTGCTCGCGCACGGCGTCCTGCGTGACGTAGTCGAGCGCCGCGGCCAGGCCGTCCGGATGGTCGAGGGTCATGCCCACCGGCGCCAGTTCGTCACGCGCGGCGGCTGGCTGCGACAGGATCGGGCGACCGGCCGAAATAGCGTTGACGTACTTCACGCCGCTCTTCCACTGCCGGCAGACCGCGCCGTCCCAGCGGCCGTCTCGGAACGACACGAGGACGTCGACCGACGACAGGTCTGCGGGGTTCAGGGCGAACGTCAGGCCCAGACGCGCGCAGGTCCGATCGAGGTGCGCCAGCCAGGCACCGAGATACTTCCGCGTGCCGTCGTAGCCCACGACACGGGCCTTGTCGCGTGGTGGCGTCGGTGTCAGGCCGAGGCGGCAGTGGTGCGGCAGGTACACGCCGTCGATGTCACTCGCCATCCGCTCCGTCGCGCCAATCGCGGTGGCGCCGAGGCGGTCGCGCTTCACGTTCACGAGCGCGGTCACGACTGACACCGGGTAGTCGTTGTCATCAGGCTGGTTCCAGAAGTCGAGCACGTCCCAGAGAATGGGCACGCCTTTGGCGTCCTTGACGGCGTGCTCGTACATGATGGCCGCCCGCTTGACGAGCACGACGACGTCAGCCCAGCGCCAGTCAGCACGTGTCGGCTTCACGGTGGCCACGGCCCCGAGCGCCTGCCCGAGCTGCACGCCGCGCATCTGCCACGAGCCGCGCGTGTCCGCGCCGACCAGGAGGATCTTCATGCGACCGCTCCGATCCGGTCGACGGCCTTCTCCTCGTCGCTGACCCACATCGGATCGCCGCGGCGGTGCTTCCGGAGGAACATCGCAATGTGGCCCAGGTCAATCGCGTGCACCCCGCGCCGGCAGAGTTCGACGGCCAGCACGGTCGCGGTCGGTCCGAGGCAGATCAGCGCCCGCGCGGGCGTGCCGATGCGCTTCAGGATCTCCGGGTAGTCCTGCCAGGCGTGCTGTGGCCGGCAGAGCACATGCGTCACCGTGCCGGCGCCCACGAGGTCTTCCGGCTTCAGCGACTTGCCAGAGCCGCCGACGACCGTGACGTCCTGCCCCACCCAGAGCGACTGCAGCAGCGACCAGTAGGCGTCCGTGTTGATCCACGGGGCCGAATCTGGGCGCGTGATGAGCGAACTAACGTACTCGCGGCCGGGCTTCAAGTGCGAATGGAACCGCAGATGCTTCGCCCAGAAGGTCTTTTTCTGGTCCAGCGCGACCGGCGAGGCCAGGACGTCGTGGATGTTCGGAATCCCGACGAGACACTCGCCAGATTCGATCAGGATCTCTTGCAGACGCCGCTGCAGGTCTGGCCAGCAGCGTTGCGACTTGATGTCGGACTGGAACGCCGCCATCTTGAACTCGCCGTCACCGTAGCGCGCGATCGACCGGCCCGACGCGACCAGGCGCAGCGTCTCGAGTTCACCGAGGACGGCGGGGTACATCACGCCAGCACCTCGCGCAACGGACGGCAGGGCCAGCAGTCCAGCCGCGTCGGTGACGTGCAGTTGATGACGTCGACGCCACGCGCACGCAAGGGCTCCACCAGCGTCCGATACTTGGCGACGAACCGCGTGTAGTCCGACGAGTTGGGCAGCCCCTTGTGATTGCCGAAGAAGTGCCGGCGCTTGTGGACGGGCGCCATGTTGTAGCCGAGGAGCAGGATCATCGACACGCCGAAGTGGACCGCGAGATTGATCGCGGCATAGCCGGAGTTGAGGCCCGTCCGCACGCCAGACGGATCGAGTTCCAGCCCGACCGAGCCGGTGTTCGACAACACCTGCACATCGGGCAACCCCTTGATCGGTTTCGGCGTCCGGTTCTGCGCCACGGTGAACTTCATCCCCTGAAAGCTCCTCACGGCCTCGTGATGGGTCGCCCACCACGGCACGTCGCTCGCGTATAAAACATCAGCCCACGGACAGAGGCGGTACGCATCGTTCACCGCAATGACCTGGGCTTTTCCCTTCACGTACTCCACGTCGTCCACCGTCAGACTCGGCCCCGTTGCCAGAATGACCGCCGTGCGTCCATCCCATGACCGTGGCACGACTACCGCCAATGCGACCAGAAGTGGTAAAATTGGCATTTCTGGATTGACCAATGGGCCGTATCTGTCACTGCGGGCGGACCACAGAAAACAATCGTGCTCTCTGCCACACTCACCGCAAACGCAAACAGCGCGGAGCAAAATCGACCGGCCCAATTCGCCAATACATTCAGGGCCTTGAGAACCGACTTCTTGCCTACTCCGATCGACAAGACCAATGCCTGATATGGCGCGGCGTTGTTCACAAGGTTTCTGGATACGGCAAGATCAACATCGCCAATCAACCTCGAATGGTTCATCGCGTCGCGTTCGAGCACTGGGTAGGCCCCATACAAGACGGGCTCCACATCGACCATCTGTGCCGTAATCGAGCGTGCATCGAGCCTTCCCATCTCGAAGCCGTGACCCTCAGAGAGAACAACGCCAGAATCAACTCGTCTCGCGACGAGTCCGGCAAATACGTCAAGGCGTAATCCGACTACCACTTGCCAGCCCCCGGATCGCCCTTATCGCCCTTCGGCCCGCGGTCCCCGTCCTTGCCGCTCGTGCCTGGCTTGCCGTCGCGTCCGCGTTTGGTCGAGAGCGTCCACGTCCGTCCGCCGTCGCTCGTGTGCTCGTCGGGCTTCACGCCCACCGTCTCGTGCTTCGCGATCCACTGTGACCCGGCATAGGTGACCTGGTCGCCGGCGGTGTAGGTGCGCTCGGCCTCGAACACGCCGCGATAGATCACCGCGGGCGCGGCGAACGAGAACGTCTTCACGCGGTCGCCACGGACGAAGGTCAGCACGAACCCGCGCTCGCCGTCGTAGGTCACGTCCATGTCGTCGAACCCGAGGCCGTCCGTGCCGTCACGCCCTGGCGCGCCGTCGAGGCCTTTCTGGCCGTGCTCGCCGGCGTCACCGCGCTCGCCCTTCTCGCCACGCTCGCCGGGTTCACCGCTGATGCCTTGCGGGCCGACAGGTCCGATCGTGCCGATGCCATCGTCCCCGCGCAGGCCGACGTCACCGCGCTCGCCCTTCTCGCCACGCTCGCCTTGCGGGCCACGTTCGCCAACTATCCCGATCCCGTCACGACCATCGCGTCCTGGCACCGCCTGACGCTGCTCGAGCGCCAGGAGTCGCGCCTCGAATCGCTGTTCGACCGTGGCGATGGCGTGCGCCACGAGTTCCTTCACGGCTGGAGCCATCCCGCGCGTGAGTGCCTGCAGATCGGCGTCGGTCATGCGGCCAGCGCCTTCCGCCACGCCGTCGCGGCTCGGTCGTCGGTCATGGGCTGATCCTCGTCCTCGTCGTCTGCGTCGTCAGACGGTGACGGTGGGGCCGGCGGCGGCGTCCTCGAGGCGAACGGGTCATCCTGCGCATCGCGCTTCGCCAGCGCGGCCAGGGAGTAGTTCTGCTGTTGCAGGTAGGGCGTCTCGCCGCCCGTGACCGGGCCGAGGTTCAGCCAGCGCGATCGCGCTTCGTTGGGCGCCACGCCACCAGAGCCAATCCCGTCGGCGGCGGCCTTCATCAGCGACGGCGTGTCCATCCGCATCAGGTCGTCCAGCTCGAACTCGGTCCCCATGGGGTCCAGTCCCATCCCTTCGTCGAGCAGGATCTCGATCGACTCGAAGTGGGTCTGCAAGCATTGGCCGTAGTACTGCTGGTCGAGCGCCTCGACGTTGTTGTAGGACGGCGCCGGCCCGACGTTGACCTTGTACGGCGGCACCTTGTAGGCGGTGCAGACGTTCTCGGCCGTCCACTTGAGCTGCTCGATGAACTGCGCGTCGACCGCGCTGACCATGTTCAGCGGCGTATAGGTCAACCCGTTGCCGAGCACCGCCACGCGGCCGTAGTTCTGACCGGAGTAGCCTTCCTCCCACTGCTTCCGCAGGAGCGTGGCGTTCTCCTCGTTCAGCGATCCCGGCACGACGAGCATCCCGCCGGGATAGGCGCCATTCTGGAAGAAGTTGGTCGAGTGCTCCTGCGCGCGGAGGCCCTGCACCGCGGCCAGGCCACACGCCGAGATGGGCGACACGCCGCAGAGCGGGTGATAGAGGGTCGCCATCCGGTCGTGGATGATCTCGCTGGCCGGCACGACGGTGTGCGCGGCGTCAACGTGCGAGAGGTTGTCGGTGCCGATCTCGTAGAAGACCGAGCCGTCGGGCGCCACCAGCGGGCGCGTGCGGAGCGGGTCGAGCACGTAGAGCGCCACGACGACGCCGCGCTGGTCGCGCTGCTTCAGAATGTAGGCGTTGCCGTGGATGAGCTTCGACAGCATCCAATACTCGAAGAACTGGATGCGCGTCTGGTAGCGGTTCGGCTTCCGCAGGACGGGCCAGAAGGGCGAGGCCGTCTCGACTTCCTGCCAGATGCCGTCGCGGTCAGGCTTGACGAGCTTGATCCGGAGCTTGCCGATGTCGCTCGCGATGAGCGTCACGCAGGCGTAGACCGCGGAGAACGTGAGGACGTTCTCGGTGCGGATCGAGATGTTGCGCTGCCAGGCGCCGGTGAAGCCTTCGCGGACGATGGGCCACCAGCCGCCCCGCGCGCCCACAGACGAATACAATCCCGACTCGGAGCCCATGGGACTGACGGCGGCCTTCTGCCGCGTCACGCTCAGACCGAAGATCCTCACGCGGACTCCGCGGTCAGGTCGCGGCGCCGATAGGCCCGGCGCTTCTTCGTTGGTGTCGTGGGAACGGGTGCGGGTTCGGCCACCGCAGGCTGGAGCGCGGCCGTCTGGTACCGCTTCGCGCGGACGACGGCGTACCCGGTGTCGGTGAGACGCCGTGCCTCGTCAGGGGTTGCCGTGAAATGCTCGAACACGGCCACCGAACGGCCGTGGAAGTCGAAGGCCTCACATGCCATCATCGCCAGCGCGCGATCGGCCATAGTCCTCGCAAACGACGGAGGCGCGGGGTCTGCGCTTCAGGTGCAGCCAGACCCCGCGCCGTCATCCGTCAACCTGTCAGGTCAGGTTTAGACCGGGCTCCCGATCGAGCCCCAGTTCACGTCGTCCATGTACGACACCGCGGTCGAGCGGAGCTTGATCCAGTGGATCTCGCGTTCCGCGCGAATCGCGATGCTGTTGGTCTGGAACATCGACACGGACACCTGGCCGGTGCCGGTCGTCGCGTCGTTCGACGGCGCGTCGTCCATCTGCAGGGACGCCTCGGTCGACACATCCACCGAGAACCCGCCATCGTCGGCCAGGGCCACCGCGTTCTGGTCGATCGCGATGATCATGTTGCCGTAGCTGGCCCCGCT